CGTACACTGTTCCTCATCCACGTATATATCCACAAATATCTCAAGCTGGACACACCGACTGGCAGTTGATGAATAGATTAGCAAAACAATGTGGGTATAGTTTAAGAGCTCAAAATACAGAAATTTACTTTCAACCACTTTTTAACGACTATACAACCTATAGATCCCAGGCTCCATCTTTTAAAATGAATACTTTAAGCGATCCTAGTGGTTCTTCTATATATTCATTTTATCCAATAACTGGAGAACACACTGAGTTTGAAGACGCTAAAAAAGCAACAACTGCTGTATCTGGAGTAGATAAGTTTAATAATCAAGAATTATTAGTAGTAAATCAAAATAAGATTCGTAAAACGCGTAAAGTAACAAAAGTAGAGGCTTTTGATAGTTTTGCTACAAATATAGTTGCACCCGACCAAGAAACAGCAGCACACGAGGCACTTGCGGCTGATAATAGAAACTCTTTTCCCTATAGAGCAGAGCTAGAAGTAATAGGCTCTCCAGATTTACGGCCAGACCTACCTATATATTTAAATGGAGTTGGTAAAGAATATAATGGATATTGGATTGTACTAAGCGTTGAGCACTCAATAGTAGAAACTGAAAGAAACGTGCAAACGTTTACAACTAAATTAGTAGTTGGTACTGACTCACTTGGGTCTGCTTCTTCTTGGACTGACGGCCTAGAGGTATTATCTCCTAGCCCAGAGCAAGGAAGAACTATAATTTCTGGAATTAAATCAACAGTTATTAAACCAAAAACTAAATTAAACGTAAGCACCTTAAACATAAACGCTGCGTCAAACACATACTTTAGTACTATAAAAAATAAACCAAGACCTAAAATAAGTACCCAAGACTTAAAGCCTCCTACATGGAAAACTCAAACAACTTTTACTTATAGTAATCTTTTTACAGAACCAAAAAAACAAGCTTTTATACAAAATAGGTTTAAAAGTAAGGGGGGATTATAAAGATGATTGATATAAATGATAAAAGATTTTATGGGGTATATGAAGGTATATGTTTTGACGTAGAAGACCCAGATAATGAGTCACGTATTAAATTAAAAATTCCACAAATATTAGGAACTTCAATCACAGACTGGGCTAGAGCCTGTCTTCCTGTAACATCTAACTCAAACCACCCTGACCATAAAAAGCATCTTGCCTCTGAAGTAGCCTCTCTTTTAGTAGGTCACTCTGCTACATTTACAAGTTCATCTAACGGCACACCTTCTCACACGCACACTACAGCCGTCACATTTTCACATGCGGGAAATTCATTAAGTTTAGACCATGAGCACGAAACTACTATTGACACTGATAATAAATGGAATGATGACCAAGAGGTAAACCAGACGCTTGAGCATACCCCGCATAGACTAGTTCCTCGATTAGGGCAAAAGGTTTGGGTTATGTTTATTGCTGGAGATCCTAACTTTCCAATATGGATTGGAGTACAACCATGAAAGCAATATCTTTACCTTTTTCTTTTAATAGTACTGGTGCTATTTCGTACAGCGAAGATCCACAAAAAATATGGCAAGACCGCGTAGTACTTACGGTTATGACGCTTTTTGGTGAGCGTGTAATGCGACCAGGATTTGGAAGTTTAGCTAAATTTGGTGGGTTTGAAAACACTCAAGATGCAGTTGTTTTAATTAAACAAGCAATTTCTATAGCTTTTTCTAAATGGCTGCCTGATCTTTCTTTTGTTGACGCCATAGCAGTCTCTAATACAACTGATAATTATCTAGAATTAACTATACGCTATACTTTTGGTTTAGACCCTAGAGTTTATGAAGTAAATGTACAGACTTCTGTTCTAAGTAGATCAGGAGATTTATTACTGGAGGTACCAAATGGCCGATAATTACGTTCCTCAAATTGACTATACGTCAAGAGAGTATTCGTTAATAAGAAGCGATCTACTTTCTTTAATCCCAACATTTGCTCCTGCGTGGACTAGCCGTGACACAGCAGACTTTGGTATTGTATTAATTGAACTTTTTTCTTACATGGGTGACATTTTAAACTATTATATTGACAGATCAGCTAACGAAGCGTTTATAACAACAGCCAGTCAAAGAGAAAATGTGTTGCAGCTTTCTCGCTTATTAAGCTATATACCAAATCAATCAGTTCCGTCTACAACTACTCTTACGTTTCAAAACTCAACTGCGTCTCCTATTACTGTGCCAGCAAAAACAAAAATAGCAACTACTACAGTAAATAGCGCTACTTCTAATCAAATTGTATTTGAAACAGATGCATCTGTATCAGTACCAGCTAAGGCCTCTGGTGTAAACGGAAGTGCAACCATATCTGCTACACAAGGAGTAACCGTAAGCAACGAAAAAGTAGGTACTTCTGATGGGTCATCTACTCAAATTTATGATTTATTAGACGCACCAGTAATTACAAGTAGCGTAGTAATAACTATAAATAATGTTGTGTACAACCGAGTAGAGTACTTAATTGATTATAATAATACAGACGCTGTATTTACTACAACTACAAATGCTGATGGAGTAACCTCTGTTATTTTTGGAGATGACATTAGCGGAAAAATACCCCCATTAAACGCAGAAATTTTTGCTACTTATAGGGTAGGTGGGGGAGCTAACGGAAATACTCCTGCAGGAACAATTAAATATATTTTAACAAATGCTGTATCTGGGTTAACAGTCAATAACCAAGCTATTGATACTTTTAGTGGTGCGGCTACTGGCGGCGCTGATCCTGAATCTACTGACTTAATTAGATTAAACGCTGTTAATAGCATTCGTTCACTAAATAGAGCAGTGTCGCTAAGCGATTATGCTAGATTAGCAGTTCAAGTAGATGGCGTTGCTAAGTCAAATGCTACTGCAGATGTGTATAGCAGTATAACAATTTATTTTGCGCCTAGTGGTGATTCTGGCGTTCAAGTAGATGGCGTTACTCCTTCTGCTGTGTTTACTGCTTTAAGCACAAAAGTAACTTCGTATTTAGTTAATAAAATACCAGCTAACACAACTGTAACTCTTCAACCGCCTACATATGTACCAATAGATGTAACAGTATCTATAACAGTTGATCCTAAGTATAAAAGAACCTTAGTCAAGACTCAAGTAACATCTAATTTAAATACATTATTACTATTTGATAACGTATTTTTTGCGGATGTAATATCAGTTCAAGACATTATTAGTGCAGTTACTGCAGTAGATGGAGTATCTAGAGTAGATATAAACCTACTTAGACGAGCCAGCGACGAGCAAGTGTTTTCTATAAATAATAAAGCATTAACCTCATATGTTGCTACAGTAACAACAAGCGCTACTCATAACTTAAAGGTAGGGCAATCCGTATTGATCTCTGGGGTAGATGCCACGTTTAACGGCACCTTTATAGTTACAGCAGTTACTAGTACCACATTTTCATACGCGTTAACCGCAGGCAATGTTAGCTCTGTAGCTGCTACTGGTACTGCACAAGCACTAGCGATAGAAACTATTACTTGTGCTATCAATGAAATACCAAAATCAAACACAATTACCGTTAACGCGGTAGGTGGAATCGCGGATTAAATATGTCACGCTACGGCATTGATTACTACGGTATATCGTATTATGGCGCAGATGTCATCAATACGTATAGTTCTGCTCCGTTTGTCGCTACATCAAATGAGTATGGAAGTATTTTATTAACTTGGGTAGACCCTGTAGGAGATTGGTCGAACATAAAGTTAGTAAGAAACTCTTACGGATTTCCAGTTAATCCTTATGATGGTATTTTACTTTTAAACGCAGCTAGAAACGAAGATCCAACTTTATACTTAGATAATGATGGAATAAGCAAACAAAAATATTATTACTACTCATTATTTGTTTTTGAGACTAACAAGTTTAAATGGGTAAGGGCTGGAGATGTTATAGGATTATCTGTTGAAGATTACGGGCATACAACCCGTTTATACGATTACCTGCCAGATGTCTACAAGTTATCTTCAGTTTATACCGTAGATACAACCTCTAATAATCAAGACTTAAAATCATTTTTAGGTTTATTTGGGTTTCAACTAGACTATACACAAACAGTAATTAGACTGCTAACTAATAGATATGACACTGAAACGGTAAACGGTAGATTACTTCCATTAATTTTAAAACAATTTGGGTTTAACTATGAGGCTGAAATTGGATACCAGCAAGCAAGAGTTTTAGCTAAAAGCGCAATACAACTTTATCAAGAAAAAGGAAGCGCACAAGGGCTTCGTGAGTTTATAAAAGCGTTTTCTGGATATGCACTGCCAAACCCAGACGGCACTGCTCCTGTATCTCCTGTCAACGGAATAACTGTTGGACATAATATTATGCTTGATTATAATGACTCTTCATTTGAAGAAAGCGCAGGACACTGGGTATCTGAGGAAACTACTACAGGCATAGACCAGTTAGCAATTAAAAAAATAGTTTCTTATCAATTAATAAGTAATACTGCTAGATTTTATATTGGCGCCCACAACTATGACATAGGTAATCAAATAACTATAAGTGGAGTTAAAGACCCAATATTTAATAATGCTAGTCCAGTAACATTAACAGGATCTAATCAATCTGCTGGATGGATTGAGATTAGTTTATCTGGCGGAGATGTAATTAATACTCCTGGGTACAACTTAAACACTAATTCCTCTGGCGTAATTGCTCCAGTACCTCTTCCATGGCAAGAACCTAGCGCACCTACTAATTTTCCAAATAAAAGTAATGGAATGGTTTCTATTTATAATGAAACTGGCAGTACTGGAACAATAACTGCTTATTGTGGATTAACTGCCCCAGTAACTGAAGGTATTCCTATTACAGCAGGGCTTACTTATTCATTTAGTATTTACGCATCAAAAGGGTCATATACTGCTAAAAATGTAACAGCAAAAATTAAATGGTTTGACAGGCTTGGCGTATACATATCAACATCTTCTGGTTCAACTGTATCAGATAACACAATAGCGTTTTCAAACAGCATCCGTCCTTTTGTATCTGCTGCTGCACCAGCAACTGCTTACTATGCGTGCCCAGGAGTTTCTATTGCCTCAGTACCTAACGGAAATCATCATTATTTTGACTGCGCCCAGTTTGAACAATCCGCCTCTGTTACAGAGTTTGATGAGGCTCGTCAACTTCACATAACTCCTAGAGCTACACGTATTAATGAACTACTTAATCCGCACTTTGCGTCACCAATTACTCCTTGGTCAGTAACTGGGGCCACAAGTACAACTGATGTTTTAAGTATGGAGCCAGGTGTTGAAACGTATCAAATTATTAATAAGGTATTAACTAGTAATGTTGCAACTATTACAACAAATATTAATCATCCATTTCAAATTGGTGAACAAATTGTAGTTTCTGGTGTAGGTTCTCCGTTTAATGGAAATTACACAATTACTACAAGAAGTCAAACAACATTTAGTTACGCTAAAGTAAATAGTGATATACCGTCTGCTGTTGCAACAGGACTCGTGTTTCACGCAGGTAATGCGTTAAAATTAACGGCCACAGGAACTGCTGTAAAAGTTAAATCGTACGCAACATATGCTGACTATATGCCAATTTATTACCCAAATTCTTCTTACACATTTAGTGTTTACGCAAAAGCTGGCACTGGAACAGAAGCAGTAACTGCATCTATTTCTTGGTATACCAGTTCAAACGTATTAATTAGTAAAGAGTCTGGCTCTCTTACTACAATAACAACTGATTGGACTCGTGCGTACGTAACAGGAACTGCGCCATCTACAGCAGCCTCAGCACATGTTGAACTTGCTTGGACTACTACTGTTGGAAAAGTGCTTGAGTTAGACTCATCTTTGTTTGAAAAAAGTCCTTTCGTTCTTCCTTTCTTTGATGGAGATAATGGTAATGATATAGGAGACTTATTTTGGGAAGGTGGCGTTGCTAACGGTGCTCGTAGCCATCTATATAAAAATAGAATAGCCTTAGAGAACCGTTTAATAGCCAGTATTAAAGAGTATGTACCAATGGGCACAACTTATTCGTTGTTCCTAGCGCAGCCTAAAACGTAGTACTATTCTTCCATGGTTGATATATTACTTGTAGGAATGTTTACTGCTTTCTTTTTAGCTGCACTTGAGCCGTTAATATCTTTTTTATCTTTGATAGTTAGCCTTTTATTTGTAAACGCTACT